CAATGATCGTGCGGCCTTTAATAAAATCTCAAGTTTGTTAACAAACTCGTAACGACACATGTGACCATCCACAGGAAGTCCAACATATGTTAGATCTTTAAAGCCCATCAAATCATGGAAATCATTCATAATCTTAGCAACAGGATCCTCAGATAATAAGGCTTCCGATATAGGAACACCCCGTAAAACTGAATCTCCTACTTTCAAGAGAACTAATAAGTTCTCAAACATTTCATAGATTAGATTGATAATAGGCATACGTTCAGGCTTGCCAAACATTTTGAACAATTTTGATGAGACATCACGAGAGAAAAACTTAAAAGAGGCAACAGTTAAGATCAATTTCTTAAATGATTGTACGATAGCAGAGTCTAAAACTCTAATTAACATTACGTACATTGCGTTTAAATCTGTTACCTTAGATTCTGTCATTATCTCTTCATCCACTTTTATTTCAACATTGATATCTTTCAATGATGGATCGAATTTCGTGATTATAAAATGGTAAGTGTTTTCTACAAATTCTAACACAGCTTTCTTAATATGTTTAGAGATGGTCAAACCTGAAGCCTGCACAAATAGATAAGTGCTCGAAGCATAATCTAAATAGCTTCGACTTCGTGTTAACTGATATAAAAATGATATCACTGTGCCTGCGAAAGAAATTGGATTCTTTGAGAACAAAGCATCCATAAAATCGCATGTTGGTTCTACCAATTTCTCTAACAATTTATGTCCGTGCATTTTTATAAAATCTATAGCAGAGGGAAATTCAATATTCTCATTTTCACTAACTTTTGATTCAGCAATAATGTCTATATCTAGAGCTTTTCTTTCCTTCTTTTTCTGCTTACGCTTGGCAGCTTTGGCTCGTTTGGCTTTAAGCGCCATGGCGGAAAATAACGCCTTTTCTTTCTTCACAGCATCTTTTTCTGCTTTCCTAGCATCCCGAACAATTTTATTAGGATGCACGCGCGTACGATTTCTCGCAAGAACTGAACGTTCTTTAATATTGTACGCATTGGCATTTAGACTGGCGTATTCTTGTTTGACACGCTCGGTCTTTCGTACTAACTCTACTTTTAAACGACCTTTGTATCGTTTGTTTTTGTTAGTACTACGTATAACAGCCTCTTCAGCATCCTTTTTCTTTATTCTTCTTAAAATGTCAAATGCTTCTTTCTCCTGGAAAATACCTGCAAATGTATATAACTCGTAGTCAATATTGGGATGTTTTTTGACAAACCCATCAATTAGAGATTTTGATATACTTTGCTTTCCTTTTGAGGAGGCGGTGTTATTGTACTTGGAAAGTTTAGTTGAGAAGTCTCCTTTACTAAACATACGTTTAAGATCTTTAGTTGAAACGTCAACTCCGTTTTCTGATAAATCGTTTTTAAGGTGCGAGTAAAAATTTTCGCCAACCTTGTGTTTGATTTCTTTAGAATTAGGAGTTTGTTTCTCTTTATCTTGTTGTATTTTAGTGTGGATCTTTTCCCAATCACTTTCAATTTCATCATACTTTGATGAAATTTTTTCAATTCTCTGGACAGCCACTTGGGCAACTATGTCCTCAGAGATTTGAGATTTGCCTCTTGAAGAGCGAGATCTATTAATATCTCTAACTGCGTACTTCCAATTGGAAGCACGTAGAATCTTCTGTAAACTCTTCTTAGGCAGTTTGATACCTTGTTCCTGCAATAAAATATCTAAGGATTCAACCTTAGACTGCAGGTTAGCGACAGGTACAACGTCGTCTTTTTTATAGTCTCTTTGGACTTTTCTAATAGTCTTACTAGATTTAGTAATCAAATGGAGTACATTTTAAA